GCCACGGTGTATCACCTAACTCCACAAACCTAGTCTTAGGTTGGAGAAACGGGTGATCGGTCAATTCCGGGGTATTTAGGCAGTCTTCGTCCGTAAGGATCCATTCGGGGTATCTCTCAGAGATATATTGATAAGCCTCCGAAGGCCATACGAATTGCCAGAATACCTCGACACCGAGGTTCTTTTTTTGTGGGGGAGTCGGGACTCCCTTATTATTGTTGACGAAGTTTTTCGAGTCAAGAAGGACTTGATGAGGGCCACCCTTTATCACCATTCCTGGCAACGTAGGATGAGGAGCACCTCCGTGCAACGGTACTCCCTCCCAAGACTCGACAAACTTCTTTTTTTCTAGTCTCCCCCATTGAGTCACGAACTCGTAGAGTTCCTCGAATGGAGGGTTGGCAACAACAACGTCGGGGGTTCTCTTAACTCCCATTTCCTTTGTAGGGGCGGGTCCCAAAAAAATCGCGCGGCGGAACCAGGACTTCTTGAGTAGGAACTGTACGGTACGTTTAGGAAGATCGGTGACACACAGAGGTCTCAAGGAGATCTCGTGCCTCATTGCGACATTAAGAATCCACGCCTGGACATCCCGGCGTAAACCCTTAATGCTGTCACACACGTCTTTCAACATACCGTCAGCCTGCTTCTGGAAAGGTCGGAGGAAACCGAGCACAGGTTTAGGATTCAAGCCTTTACGGCGAGACGAACAAGGCTGACTGTTAAGGTCAGCCCAGTGGTCCTCTATCCCTGTCTTTTCCTCGTTAACGACGAGACCGTAGGATCCGGTTATCCTACGCCAAAGCGCAAAAAAACCTTCACTTCCGGCGAATAAACAATCATCGCCATTAAACCTGCCGATTCTTCTCTCGCCCTCTCCGTGGTAGATATCGGTGGCTATATCAAAGCACGCCTTGTTCAAAAGACACAGAAGAGGGAAACTAACCAAGTTTCCCATCATTGACCCCCGTTTAATGGGGTGCTGTGTTGCACAATGGCGATCTTCAACATCAAGATCACAGTAGCCACTACCTACCCATCGGAGATTCGTAAAAGAACCGACAAGTACCTTTCTTTCTTCCTCGCTCAAGAAGCGCGACTCCGCAAGGACGTCAACGATGGCGGTTACGGCTTCATGGTAGATATTGTCAGTGGCTGCAGTATAGTCACCACTTATTACCTTTTCGCCTTTCCGCACGTCATCAAAGACGGCCTTGAAGTCCTCACGCGACACGTCACCTCTCACCAGCCAACCTGATTGACTCAGGTGGTCGTAAAGAGTCTCGTGAATCGGACGGAGTATTTTCTTAACCCTTGCGGACTGCATAGTAACAGTCCTGAACTTTCCCTTAGTTTTTGCGATTCCTCGTCTGACCAATGAGTCATCAAACGAGTACCGACTAGGGCTAGTTCCCAAGGTACCTCCTTCCAATTTCGTAGTCTCTAAACATCCCTGCTGGTCAGGCACGTAAACCCCACGATCCCTACAATCTGATGGGCCATAAGCCTCATCCCCCACATTTTTTCTATGTTTTTCCAATTCTTTTCCCCAACCACCGGCAAGTTCGCGGACACGTCGCTTAAGAAGACCGATAGGATCAAGATCCCAATCGGCCCGAGGCATTCTCGCCTCTTTCGCTACGTGCCGTTCCCACGCCTCAGCCGACTTCCTAGAAGCGACAGCGTCACACGGTTTACAGTCGAAATCGAAAATCCTCTTACTCCCCTTGATTATCGATTTCAACTTTTCTAATTTATTTTTCACACCTTTTTTTTTTGTAAACCGGGATACCGCGCTGGCCGTCCAACTATCCCACTCCCGCCTAAGCTGGTGGCAGTCTTTCCCCACGAACGTGGGTTTATCACCTAGGAATCCAAATTCCATGCAGATGATGAAAGACGCCTTGCTCAAGGCATTGACTAAGGACCCTGTTGCTGCGCAACGGGCTGGTTTACGAGGTACCTGGGTTTTACCCCTCTTCCCTCGAAGGTCCTGCGTCCCGTTTGATTTCGTCATGAACGTTACAAACAGTCCCTGGCT